TTATTGTTGGTAGATGATTTTCAGATAGATGATAGATTGGGTTTTGCCTATAATCCAAATTATAGATATCTTCAAAGTAAAAAGTTCAAAAAAATATGCAATATAAATTTTGAAACAGATAATATCTTTAAAGATAATAAGATTGATTTTATATTTCATCTTGGAGCAATTTCTGATACTACTGAACATGATTATGTAAAGATAAATAGATACAACACTGAATATACTCGCTTGATTAGCAATTACGCTTCGTGCAAAAGGGTGCCTGTTGTTTTTGCATCCACTGCTGCTGTTTATGGAAATGGATATGGTCCTCTAAATCTCTATGCCAAGTCAAAGCTTGAATGTGAAAGTATATTAAAAGACGTGGCGTGTTGTTTTAGGATATTCAATGTATATGGTCCTAATGAATATCATAAAAATCACATGTCTTCAGTTATTCTAAAATGGCAAAGAGAATCAAAGACTGATAATAGTATTAAATTATTTGAAAACTCAAGTTCATATTTTAGAGATTTCATATACGTAGAAGATGTATGCAGTGTAATGTTAAAGTGTTTTAATAAATATATGACTGGAGTTTTTGATTTGGGCACAGGCAATCAATTAAGTTTCGAAAATCTAGCTGATTCTTTCTTGAGCATCAATGGTGGAGTTAAAGATTATATTGGTATGCCAGCCAATATTGTTAACCAGTACCAGACTAACACTGTTGCAAACAAGCATGACTTAGAAGATAGCGGTTGGAGTATAGATTTTTTGAGTATTGATGAAGGTGTCAGTAAGTACTTAAGTTACATAAACAATAATGAGCAGGTAATATAATGTCAATAGAATTTTTATATAACAAAGAAATACCTAAAAAGTGGGGTAAGGAAATAATAATAACTAACAATGATAAATATTGTGGTAAAATACTATGTATAGAAAAAGATAAAAAATTTAGCATGCATTTTCATATTATGAAAGATGAAACATGGTTTATAGCTAAAGGTTCTCTTTTGCTAAGATGGATAGATACTACTAACGCACAGGTTATTGAACGAATACTTATGAAAGGGGCTTCTGTTAGACTTAAGCCAGGAGTTCCACATCAACTTATAGCTCAAGAATATTCAGAGGTATATGAGGTTTCTACCACTCATTTTGACGAAGATAGTTATAGGGTCGAGCGCGGAGATAGTCAGATATGAGATATGCATTTGACATAGACAATACTTTAGTTTCAACAAAAGATAACGACTATGCAAATAGTGTTCCAATATTCAGTAGAATATCTCATGTAAATAGGCTGTACGACGAAGATAATTATATAATACTTTATACAGCAAGAGGTTCTAGAAGTGGCAAGGACTATAGGGAGCTCACCGAAAGTCAAATGAAAAAATTTGGTATAAAGTATCACGAGCTTGTGATGGGCAAGGTTGATTGTGATTACTTCATCGATGACAAAGCTCTTACTTTGAAAGATTTTGACTCGATGATGAATTCTAGAAAGAGCACATCATCAAACTATAAGTCTGGATCTGATTCTGGATATAGTTTTGATGATTTTAAAAGATTTGAATCACTCAGGGGTCTAGATTTTAAGTCAGTTCTCGACGTGGGCTCTGGTCCTTGCATGCTTCTTACTTGGTTGAATGAGAATAAGTCAAATTTTTCATATGAAGCGACAGATATAAGAGAAGAGGCGCTTTCTAATTGTTCTTGCAAAACATACTTGGAAATTCCAGCAAAGAAAAAATATGATATAGTATGTTTGTTTGGCGTGTCTGATTATTGTGACAATAATGAAAAGGAAAAAAAAGAAGAGTTTAAAAAACTTCTGATCAATTCTGTAAAAGCCTCAAAAAAACTTGTTGTATTTAGTTTAATTAAAGATTCAGTAAAATCAAATAGGCTTGTTAGGTATTCTATCGAGGAAATAAAAGAATTGTCTATTTTATCTAACCTGGATATACTCGATATAGATAGTGAGTCAGAACCTACTGAATATGTAGTAAAATGCAATCTAAAAATGGTGAATAATGAAGCAAAAGAAAAACAAGCAACCAAAAAAGCCAAGTCAGCCAAGTCAGCCAAGTCAGCCAGTAAGTCAAAAAAGAAGAATAATGATAGCAACTCCATCTTATGATGGAAAACTTGATGCTTGGTATACAAATGGTATTCTTAATACAGATAGAATTTGCAGAGAGAATAATATTCAATTAGATCCAATATATGTTTGTTATGATGCAGTTATTGCAAAATCAAGAAATGATTTATTTGCTTTTGCATACAAGCAAAATTACGATGATCTAGTATTTATAGACGCTGACATAGCTTGGGGGCCTGATCAGTTTATGCAATTGATAAGCCATCCAGTGGACTTGGTCGCGGGGATTTATCCTAAAAAGACTAAGATTGAAGACTATCCAGTTAATTTCCTTACGGACAAAATGGGTATATCTAATGGTCTTATGGAAGTTGCTAGTGTGCCAACTGGATTTATGAGACTGTCTAGAAACGCCATAAAAATTTTATGGGATCAATCCAACAGCTATACAGTTAATCAGGAAAAAGAAATATACAAGATGGTTTTCGAGGTAGGAATAGTTGGAGGAAGATTCATAAGCGAAGACATCATAATGTGTCTTAAATGGAGAGAGCTTGGCCATAAGCTTTATCTAGATCCATTCATAAAACTTAATCATGTTGGTCATAATTTATTTGAGAGTAACTTTGTAAACTACATAAAAAAACAATACAACATTGATGTAAGATCTTAGGATTTTTCTCTAACGAGTGTAAATAAATTGTGTGGAATATATTTATCACATAATTATACCAAGGCAATTTGCCAATAATGTAAATGATTGCTTTGACAAGCTTTCTCCGTATAATAAAAAGCCATTTATCTACAAGATATCAATAAGGCCTAATGGCGAACATTTATATACAGGAGCTTATGGCATGTCAGATGCTGACGTTAGCATATTTAGAATTATGTTTGATTTAGACGAAAAAAATATTCATTGGTGGAGAACTGAAAAAGACAGTGGTATACTAGACGATTGTAATGATGCTGACTGTTTAAGTTATCTTGGTGAAAAATATTCTATGAAGTTTTTTTTAAGAAGGTCTGGTTTCTTTCTGTTAGGAGATGATGATGGCGAAAGCTGGTCGTCCAAAAAAGTCGAGTGAGCTTCATCTAGATCTAGAAAACTTAAAACAAGCAGTCAAGAACGTAACTCTTACCGCAAGCGACGTTGGTCATGTCCCTAGTATTGTTGAATTTGTAGAGTCAGAAAAGTACTTAGGACTTCCTCATCAAAAACCTACTGCTATAGATCTATATCCTTTTCAGAGAATCATGCTAAAAAGCTTTTATGCTGGCAGTGTTGGTAACGAAGGGTTATCTTTGACAGAAGAAGAGATCAAGCTTTGTAAAAATAGTAATTTCGATGACGAAGAAGTAAGTGATATATTTTCTAAAAAAGAAAATGGTGTAATCAAGAGTGAGCTTGTTCTTGTGTGGGGAAGAAGATCTGGCAAGGACTTCATCGTTTCCATACTCGCGTGCTATGAGGCTGCAAAGCTTCTTGAGTCTCCTCATGGTGATCCATACAAGCTTTATAACTTGGGCTCAGGAGCCCCATTTACCATCCTTACGGTTGCGAATAGCTCTGCACAGGCGCAAGTTCTATTTAATGAGATAAAAGATAAAATAATAAAGAGCGCATACTTTGCAGATAAAATTGTGCCTGAAGGCATACTTGCTGATCAGATTCACTTACTCACCCCAGCAGACAAGATTAGGAATGTAGAGCTTGCTTCTAGAGGTCTACCAACCAGTCCAGGTTCTGTCATCATAAGATGCGGTCATAGTAATTCAGATTCTCTTGCTGGTATATCTTGCTATTGCCTTTTGCTTGATGAGATTGGTCTATACAAGCAAACAGCTGGAAGCAGTGGTGGAGAAAGTATATACAGGACTCTTGCTCCAGCCACTTCAACATATGTAAGGAAAGAAAATTACATAGATCCATACGGCAAAGAAAAAACAAAAGATATTTATGACGGTAAGATAATATGCATTAGTTCTCCTCGTGGAAAGGAAGGAGTCTTTTATGAACTATACAGGAGGTCTCCAGAGGTTCCTCACAGGGTAATGTGTAAGCTTCCTACATGGATAGTTAATCCAAACCAAACTCAAGAATTGCTTAGACAAAAATTTAGCAATATGACAGAAGAAGAGTTTATGATGGAGTTTGGTGCAGAATTTAGTGGTACTGCTGGTCAGACATTTTTCACTAGAGATATGGTTGAAAAGAGTTTTGCATATAATTGCAAGCTAAAAGACCATGGTGAGCCAGGATTTAGTTATTTTTGTCATCTTGATCCAGCTACATCCTCTCACAATTATGCATTATGCGTATGTCATAAAGAGTCTTTTTTAAATAAAGATACAAATAAGATGGATTTTAAGGTTGTAGTAGACCACATAAAATATTGGCAACCGTCAGAAGGCAGACCCATACTTAACGAAGAGGTTGATAATTATATAATCATGATAAGTAGAAGGTTTAATTTTGAACTTGTTACTTTTGACCAGTGGAATTCTCAGCACAGCATAGACCATTTGAAGAAGCATAGTGTTCCAGCAAAAATGACAAGATTTACTAAAAGATATAAAATAATAATTTATGACAACCTTTATGATCTTGCATCTGCTGGTAGACTTCAGATTCCAGCGCATGAGTTATTAAAAGATGAAATGCTATACTTGCAAAGAAGATATACGCCAACGGGATACCGAGTGTTTGCTAAAAAAGATGGTTTAATAAAAACTGATGACGTAGTTGATGCTCTGGCTGGCGCTGCATATGCTTGTTTAAATGAAAGCAATAATAGACTACCACAAGGAAGATTAGCTAAAATGTCTGTAACTCAATTTGGAGATGGAATTGTTTTTAGAGGCATGCAGGGTCAGCCTTTAAATGACATTATGGGTAGATCAAAATGGACAAAGAGGTTTTAAATGTTTAATTTAAGCAAAATTATAAAATCTTGGTTTGGTGGCAGCATGGAAAAGCAGGCCTCAAGAGAGCAGCTTTTGGAAGAAGAGAGGAAGTCTCAGGGTCTTTCTTCTGCTGAAACTCCAGAAATATATGAAAGTCTTATGAATAAGAAAGAAAAAACGGACTACCATCCTACAACGGAAGGTCAGTTTGATAGAAAGAAGTCAACTGAAGTTGATTCTATAGCAGAGGGCAGGATGGACAAGGAATTATCATACTCTGTTAGAAGCAATGATGATGTCAGGGAAGAAGTTCCAAGAATAAACGTGGCCACCGAAAAGTGGGATAATGAATATAGAGAAGCTTATGCTAAGGCAGAAAAGTCTCTTGAAAAACAAACAGACATCTTTGAAAAGTATATGGGCAAAAAAAGCGGGAAGAAAATTCCAAATAATGTTCCAGAGTCCGCATCTGGTTTGCCTAACAGGCCAGAAAGATTTAAGAATTTTGATGGAGTTCCTGGCTCTGATGTCAAGAAAAACATTAATAATATAGGCTCTCATTCTGAAGTATCTCCAATGCACACTCTTGCTAGTCTTGATTCGGTGAAGAAACTCGATGCTGCAGCTTTTTATGTTGCATATAAGGTTGCTTCTGAAAATAGAGAGTTTAATGAGGAAGAGAAAAAGATTATCAATGCCATAATCGGTAAAAAGAGAGAGCTGCTTGAAAAGGTATGAAAAAGCAAGCACGCAGAGGAACAGGCTGGCCATCGGCATTTGAGCATCCGCTTGATAAGAATAATCCTTATCAGCGTTATGTTGGTCCAAACAGTGGAAAGTCTCCAAAGCTAACTTTGTTGGGCAACCAAGGTTTGCCTGGCGAGCCTCCCGATGCCTCTGGTTCTATTGGAGGAAGTAGCAAGAGAGACATAGCTTCTCCTGCACATCACCCTTGGACTGATTTTGATCCTGATTCCCCGTTTGAGTCTGATGAAGATTTTTCTGGTTCAAGGAGTGGTCGCTCTGATGAGGTAAATTCTTCGAAATCAGATGTTCCAGACATGCCCACAAGTATAACTAAGAGAGTTTTTAACCTTATGTCCGACAATAGAGATAGAAAGCCAAATCAAATTGGCGGGAATATATCTCAAAAAAGGAGAACCTAATGAGGTTTAAAACAACAGATAAAGTTACAAATGAAATAGTACTGAGTGGGCTTAACCTAATATTGAAAAAGGGTTCTTTTTTTGATGTTTCAAAGGACAAGATAGGTCATCACGAGCTTGTGTGGGCCATACACGCTGGTTATGTTTCAGCTGTTGATGACGAGGCTCATGAAGCTTCAAATGCAAAGAAAAGCATATATGTAAATGATTCCAAGAAGACTATAGTATGTCACCATCTAAAAAGTCCATTAGGACCTGGAGACAAAGCTATTCTTCTTTCAGCTGATCCAATTTGCAAAGAGCTTGATAAGCTTGTTGTTGCTGGAATAATAAAGAAAATGTCTGAAGTAGTAGAACAAGCAAAAACCGAAGAGGTAAAGGTTATAGCGGTTCAGGATTCTTCTTCTTCTCAGAATAACACTACTAGAAAAAGTTTTAAGAAGTCATCAAGTAGTAAGAAGAACGTTTCCAAGAAGGAAGAAGCAGAAATAAAAAAGGAAAATGCTGCTAAATCAATCAAATTAAACTCGGAGTCTAATGTTGTAGTCACAAAGCCAGACGGTGGTCAGATCTTTGTTGGCGAAAACAATGGAGAGTTTAATATTGATTAAAATAAGTTCAGAAAACGCAAAGAAAAAGTTCAAAAAAGTAAGAAAGCAAAACCAAAATAAGCTTTGCAGGTATTTCACTTTGATATATAATCCTGATTATGCTTCTTCTTTAGTTGGAAAAAAATGCAATGATAAGTAGAGCTAAACTTGGACTTATTGAAAAAGAATTGTTATACTATGGATTTAAGTATTCTAATGGTACAGTTTTTTCTTTAAGTTCAAGTTTAAGTGAGCCTTACGAACTTTTCGTCAATAGATTATCTGATCTGCAAAAAGATCAAGTAAGCTTGTTGCGTTCTGAATGGGAAAAAGTTTCCTCCAATGTTAAACCTATTGCTGGTGGTATAAATCTAGGATATCTAAGAGTTCTTCAGAAAAGCGTAAACAGACTTTTTAAGAAAACTTTTCATGAAGTGCTGAATGACAATAAGATATCTGATCACATAGAAAGCCTGTCTTCTATTTGTGCAGACAGAATGAGTGCTACAACTGCTGAGCAGTCGGTTGTCATTTTGTCTAGAATAGACATATATGAACATAACATTAAAAGGATAGGCTATATAAAGTATCTTGTTAAAACGTTGCACACAAGTTCGAATGTCCTTGAAAAGGTCGCATTTAATGGCATAGACATGAATTCATCAATTCAGGGTCCATATTCAAATCTAGATTTACCTATGCAGGAAAGAGTATTTGAATGGAAGGATATTGATGAGGAGACATACGCTAGACAGGACATGAAGCAGAAGCAGCCCAGATATACATCTGGTCGTGAAAACCAGAAACCATCAGATACTCAAGTTGGTTATTATCTGAGAGAGCTTAGAAACGAGCCTTATGCATTTCCTTATGGTGAAGACGAGGCTAATTATCCATATAGAAAAGTTTTATGGGGGAATCCATGAATAAGAAATCGCAATCTTCTTTGGTAGATCTTTTTACAAATAACATGCAATTTAGCAATAAGGTTTTAATCCCGTTGAGTACTAATTCAAAACAGGCTAAAAACCTATACTCTATATTCATAAGCGCTATGGATTCAAATGGTATTTTAAAGATGGCAAGGCCTCTTCATATGTCAACCACTGATTTCATTGAACTGCAAATGGCTGGGCTTATAGCAGGTTCTGATGGTGATCTTTCATTTACCAAACAGGGAAAAAGAATGATAGAAAAGATGATACTTGCAGATGATGACTGTACATTTGCATTAAAAACTAATGTTGATAAAGGCATGTTTAATAAGAAGAGTCAAGATTCTGCTGTTGATAATCTTCTTCCAAGAACTTCTGGCGTTTTTAGAATATGACGGAGTTGTATATAAAGTATAGTGGGGATGCGCACAGAGAAAATATACTTAAATTTTTAAGTAAAGAAAAGGTTAGATTTGACATAGATGTTTCTCAGGACAGGTCTTTGACCAATAGAATAATAATAGAATTATCTCCCGAGGATTCAGATTCATTTATATCTTATAGTAAATTTAAAGGGTTTAAATTTTATGAAACATGATAAATTGAAAAAGATATTTGTAGAAGTAGCAAAGACTCCTCACCAGCACAGCAAAGGTCTGATGTTCAGAGATAAGCTTGATGAAGATTCGGGTATGATATTCATTTTTGAAAAGCCTAGAGTCCTCAGCTTTTGGGGTATGAATACTTTTATTCCTCTGGATATAGCTTTTTTAGATGAGCAAGGGACAATAAAAGATATAAGAAGGATAAAAAGGCATGACTTAAACTCGGTTAAGTCATCATGTCCATGTAAGTATGCTATTGAGCTAGAAGACGGATGGTTTTCTAAAAATGGCATAAAAGAAGGCGACTTTGCAGAGCTTTCTCTTGCAGAAAAAGACAACATAATTACATTCATCAAAAACATAAAAACTGCGCAAATTAAAGATGATAAAGATACTTTGTTCAGCGAAGAAGAATTAGAAAGTGATAAAGATAGTAAAGACAATAAAGAAAAGGATAAGTCTAAAGAGGTGAGGCCTCCAGTTGCAAATGAGGAAAAGCTAAACATAGTGGATAAGGCTGTCAATAAAGTAGATCCAATCGTTCAACCTGCCGCTAATTCTTTAATGCAAGCTCAAGAAACAAAGGTTTCCGTTCCTAAATTTAATAGTGTTTATCAAGCGATTCCGTGGGCTATGCAAAATATGCAAGTCATGAGAATTACCTATAAGACCGAGCACGGTCACACTGTGACTAGGGACGTGGAGCCTCATAGGATTTATTTCTCCAGAAGAAGTAAGGGTCAAGTTTTAAAAGCATTTGACGAGACTTCAGTGCATCCAAGTCAGTATATTGTCAGGAATATTGTCTCTTTTGGATTCCCTGGAAGGAAGTTCACTCCAAAATCAATATTTAATAAACGGAGATAAATGATGACGGAATTAATAAAAAATATTATTTTTACAGCTCAAAGTTTAGAAGTTAAGGGATTAAGCAAATATGCTTCGCGACTTGACTCAATAGCGGAGAGTTTTGTGCTTATAAAGAAAGCACAGTATGAGGGCTTTCAAGGATACTGGATTAGGAACGGAAGATGTTTTGATAATTGCTATAGGCAAAAACGATCAAGCAGTCCCAAGAAGAGTGCACAAGAGATATGGTCTGAATGCCATTCAGAATGGCAAGATTCAATAATGAGCAATTCTTCTGATTGGGATAAGTATGCAGACTCTTCAGATAGTTTGGTAAAGACAGCCTCTTCTAAAGAAGTTGTTAATTCCGACTATGTGATGATGGATGAGATAAAAGAAAAGGTGGCCTCTGGAATGAGTATTGCAGATGCTGTTCCAATGACAATAGCTGAAAGAATGTTCAGTTTGCCTTGGAAGTTGTCTCAAATAAGTAATGATGTTTCTGAGCTTTCTGTGCAGTTAAGCGAAAAAGATCCTGCTATTTCTGAGCGTCTTTACGAACTTGCTGAGGATATTCGCCAAGAAAGCTTAAATAATTACAAAGACTGTTTGATTTGATAAAGGATTTTTTTATAATAAAAAGAATAAAAACAATTACATTGGAGGACAGTTAAATATGCAATTCTTTTCTAATAAAATATATGTGAGTGGTGGACAGAAGTCTTTTCAGGATATAATCAATGATGTTAAGGGCGGTATGACAAAGACTGCTGCCAAGAAGGAAGATGATAAGAAGGACGAAGAGAAGTCCGCGACAATGCATAAGACAACCAAGGGTGGTAAAATGCCTAAGGATCTTGTGGAGCACTTCAAGTCTAAGGGAGAAAAAGGTGACGATAGTGAAAGTGCTAAGAAGGGCAAGAAGGGCAAGAAGGGCAAGTCTGGATTAAGCGCTAAGCAGAAGAAATTGCCACCAGCTCTTCAGAAGGCCATTCTTAAGAAAAAGAAGGCTAGTGAAGAATCAGGTTCTTTAAAGATTGCATCAATAGAAAAAATAAATGATGAAGAAGTAATACTTACATTGGCACAGATGCACGATGAGGCTTACATGCAGGACGAAGCTGCCATGCACAATGAGGCAGAGATGCATGATGAGGCAGAGATGCATGATGAGGCAGAGATGCATGATGAAGCAGAGATGCATGATGAAGCAGGCTGGTCGGAATCTTCTGCGGACGAGGATGAAGAAGTTGTTATAGATGACAAGGATGAAGATAAGGAATCATGCAAGGGCATGATGGCCGAGGGTTGTGGAAAAATGGCCACAGCTTCATCTGGTGAAAATAAGAAGTTTGTTAAGATAGCTAACTTAACAGAAAAGCAAAAGTCTAATTTCCGTAAGTATTGGGAAAATGTGTGGCCAAAGGAGTTCATTGACGCAGTTCTTACAACAGAGAACTGAGAAGTGAGGATTAATGGCTATTCAGCCCGTAGGTATAAGAAAAGAGATGAAGACGCAGATGTTCAGGGAGGCGCAGGTCGCGCCCCCTGAACAGTCTTCTTTTTACATGCAAAATGGAGTATCTTCTCCAGATATAATTGCGAAAAAAGATGATGAATTCTGTGACTCTATTAAAGACGTAAGGGACTTTGTGGTTCATACCCTTATAAATAAAATAGGCGTCCCTCAGAGAATAGTTGATAAGAAGTTAGAAAATCTTGTTAGCTATTCTATAAACTCAGCTGGAGAAATGAGTGGATTTTTTATAATTCCATCGCATACTGGTGAAAAGAAAATAGCTTTAGATGAAGCTAGAGATATTGTTTCTAGTTTTGAAAAGAAATTTAACTGTGAATGCGATATAGAGCATGGTAAAAATTTCAAAATAAAGTTCAAAAGTATATCTAAGTCAGATCCAGAGCCTTCGAATGACGATGAAGGTAGCTTAAAGTTTGTTCCAGACGAAAAAAATAATCACAAAAAAATTGCAAGTTCTTATTTTGCAGAGCAGTTAGAAGACAGAAAAAACATATTATATGAAACTTTAAGAAGAATAGGTTATGGTCAATGATTCATAAGAACAAGAACTCTCATCATTCAAGTATATTTGGAGATTCTCCAGACAAATCTTCTCCAGCTCCAGCAGATAGTTCAATTCTGGAAGGGTTTTTCCGTAAGCAAACAGATTTAAGTTCTGGTAAAAAAGATTCTAACATAATACGCGATAAGATAATGAGAAGTTCTAATTGTGATAATGATTCTAACCCAGGTGAAGTATTTTTAGGCAAAGATTCTGCTAGGTCTATATTTAGCCCGTCAGATATAAAAATTGATTCTTTACCTGCTTCTAGGGCGCTAAGGGATTTTGGTTATCTTCCAAATGAAAAAGTATCAGTATCAGATGAGGTGGCAGAGTCTTTATCAAAGTTTAAAGGTAATTTTAATTCAGCTTCTAAATCGGCTGGTTCTCATGGAGCAGTTCGTTCAGACAGAATAAGCATATTTGATAATGGTGATTTTGAGAGAATAGTTGAGAACAAAAAAGTTGAGCAAATCAAAGTTGAAGATAAGAAAGATATATCTAAGGCTGTCTCTTCGAAAGACATTACTGATTCTTTGTTCTCTAAGCTAGCTAAGCCAGACTCCGTCAATAAAAAAACATCCAGAGAAGCAGCTATAGACAAATTGTTTGGAGAAAAAAATGGGTAAGTTTAACTTTAAAAAATATGCTCAGGCTTATGACAATCAGGTTGACTCTGTTCCAGCATCTGACTATATGACTGATCAGGTTATGTCTCCCGCTGCAGATCCAGGTCTTTTAATGCAGCCATCAAGCGGTATGAGCGATGTAGATTCTGAGATTGAAACAAAATCGATAAGTATTTTTGACAATCACGACCAGATGTATAGAAAGTTAAAAGATTTTCATTCCTCTGATGGTGATCCAAATTCTTCATTTGAATCTGCCTGGGAATATTTTGCTCCTTCAATAAAGGACGCTGACTCTTCTGATAATTTTAAGAAGAATTTGATAGAGTTTTTTAGATCTTACTCAGAAAATCCTGATGGCGATGAAGCCGTTGATATAGCCGACAAGCTTTTTGAAGATTATAGTAAGGTTAATCCTCCAGAGTCAGAAGATGTTTCAATACCAGAAGATGGTCTTGATCTTGCAAAGGCAAGTACTTTGGATGTTATTAAAATAGCAAAAGATATGGCTTCAAAAGAAAAAAACAAAAAGCAGTTGTTTAATCTTCATAAAACAGCTCAGCATAAAACAATATCTGACTATACAATACTTTCAGGTCCTTCTCAGACTTCTTTAAGTCCATTCAGTAGAGACATACAGAGTGGTCTTCATCTGATAGAGCAGAACAAGGGATTCGGCATCAAGATAGATGATATACTTGACATTGATTTCGAAGCTATCTGGAGAGGCAATATAATGGACAAATATAATAGTCCATATAGGGATAAAGATGGCAACTATGTTGGAGGTTACATAAACAGGAGATTTGAGGTTAATCAAAACATACCTGTTGGCAATAATCTTCAACTTACGCCAGGTACTAGAAGAAGGCCATGGATGCCAGAGTACAGCACGATTGAGTCTAGAATGGAAGTTTCCAGAGGCAACAAAGACAAGCTTCAGGATCCAGCCTCTTTTTCAAAGATTTCCATAGGTCCTTTTAACTTAAAAAAAAAGAACAAGTAATTAATAAAGAGGCTCAATCTGCTTATGATAAATCTTTAAATAAAGCTTTATCTGTTTTGCAGCCCGATAAAGAAAATATGTACGCTCACCAGATAAGGGTTTGCCCGATCTGTGGAGCTACTAATTCTGCAGATCCATCTGTTAACAATAACAAATGTGTTGCTTGCAATAACGTATTATATAATGTAAAAGCAAAGAGGGTTTGATAAATGGCTAAGAAACAGATGAACCAAGATTCTGTAAATGAAACGAAGTCAATATCATCTGAGAGCATAGATGATAAAAAGTATGCTGCTTCTTCTGCCGTCAATCTTCCTTTAACTAAAGCAGCTCAATATGTTGGCGGCAGTGCTTCAACTATATTTACGCAGCCAATGTTTTTCTCTCCATTGCATACGCCGCAAAACTGGCAGATAGCAAGCAAGAGAAAAGAAGTTTATCAGTGGGCAAGATTTTATTATGAAAACGAGCCAAAGGCAGCTGCTGGCATAGATTTCTATGCAGGGTTTCCAATGAACGGATTTACTTTGGAATGTAAGGACAGAAAGGTTCTTACATTTTTTGAGCATTTAGTTGATAAATTGAATTTGGACTACTGGCTTCGCAAAATTAGTCACGAGTATTTTCTATTAGGCGATGTATTTGTATTTTCAGAAATTTCATGTCCAGTATGCAATGGTGTAGGTCAATTGCCAAATGGAGATATATGCAACCATCCTGACGGAACAATAAAAAGACTTCTTGTTCTTAATCCAGATTTTATAGAAGTTCAAAGCACCCAGCTTGCAGATGAGCCTACGGTTGCGCTTATTCCAGATGATGATTTAAAGAGAATTATCTCTCAAAGAAAACCAGCAAATGTATATGAGAGAATTCCAAACAACATCAAAGAGTTAGTTGCTTCTGGCAGACCAATCCCTCTTAGCCCAAGATGTGTTAGCCATTTAAGACACAAAGGATCTCCTTATGGCACTTATGGTGAAAGTCTTTTGCGTAGACTTTTTACAATTATATCCTATAAGACCAAGTTGATGACTGCAAATTGGATTATGGCAGAGCGTCACATATTACCAGTTAGAATAGCGAAGGTAGGTAGCGCTGAGCGTCCAGCTTCTGAATTTGACATAGCTGATGTTCAGGGACAGTTGGCCGCTGTTGCGAATGATCCTAATCTTACTATAGTCACCCATCATGCTTTTGAAATGGATTTCATAGGCGCTACGGGCAAGATACATGACATATCCAATCAAATGGAAATGATAGGAAAAGAGATGTTAGATGGCCTGATGTTGAATCAAACTCTATTAAACGGAGAAATGCAAGGATACAGTGGAGCTGCCGTTGGAGTCGAAACATTAATACGACGACTCGAAACATGGAGGCTTGAATTAGCTGATTGGGTTGAAAAGAATGTATTTTTACCTGTTGCGCAAATGCAGGGTTTTGTTGATGTAGCTAAAAGCAAGCTTATAAATGAAACTGTTTATCTATATCCAAAAGTCAAGTGGACCGACTTAAGATTACGAGACAATAACCAAAACCTTAATATGCTTCTTCAGTTGCACGACAAGGGACTTATATCTACGCAGAAACTTCTTTCTGAGTTTAATATAGATTATGATCAGGAAATCAACAGGCTCAGAGAAGAGCAGATTACTGCAGGAAAGGGAGGCCAAGTCTCTGGTCCTTCATCTGTGGGCGGAGATATGGGTATGGGTGGTGGTGGGATGGATCTTGGCCTCGGTGGAGGTGGCGGTGAAATGCCTCCAGGTCTCTCTAGTCCAGACATGGGGGCGGGCGCTCCTCCAATGCCAGCGGGCCCAGAGGCAGGCATGCCGCCAGGTCCAGCAGCTCCTGCACCACCTCCAGGTCCGATGGCTGCTTCCAGTGATTTAGTAAAAACCGCTCAAATGAGTGCTCCAGGTGGAGCTGCTAGCATTCCAGATAAAGTTTATAAAAAAGGTAAGGAACCAAAAAAGAAAGAAGATGACACTCCAGTTGAGAACAAGCAAATATTTTTAACAAAACCCGAACAAAAGTTATACAAAATCATACAAGGGCTAAATCTTCCCTTGAGATTGTTTGCTCAGTATGAGCAGCAAGTTCCAGGAGTTCAAAACGCCTATTTGCTTGACTTCGCTTTTCCAGAGATACTTCTTGATTTAGAAGCTGACGGTGATTTTTGGCACTCTGATCCAGAGTCTTTGCAAAAAGACAAAGAGAGAGACTTAAAGTTGGCGTCTCTTGGTTGGACCATTGTAAGATTAAGAGAGAGCGCTTTGAACAGTCAAGTAGATTCTGTTACTGAAATAATCAAGAATAGTATCAGGGAGGCTGTTGAAAATAAGCGTTCAATGATGATGAAAAAGGCAAGTTACATGAGCGATCAATATGATGTTGAAGAGATAGAAGATGATTACTTTGTAATAATAAAGCCTATCAGGGTATAATGATATTGATGTAAATCATTTAATAATTTAGAGGATTTAAGTCAATATTGTTTAATTTAAATAATTAAACACATATGATTAAAATCGCAGCTAAAAGAATCAAAGACAGACACATATTGTGGAAAGAGAAGTACACAGAGCGCACTGCGCCTTTGCATAAAAGATATACTTCTCAGCTTGGCCCAGGTTCTTATTATAGATGGGAAGGCCATGACTATACAACTAACTCTGATTATTATATTGTCTGTTCTCCAGCTCAAACCAAGTATGGCGACAAGTCATTTTTTGCTGGAATAAAAAAACTTCCACCCATAGAAAAGAGAGATACCGCTAAAACCTACAGTCCATACGGTAAATATTTTAACAATATAAGTTCTGCGTTGACCTTTTTAAAAACAAAGTATGGCATACCGTGGCCTAAAAATCAAAAAAATTATACAACTTTAGATTTGCAAAAAATAAACATACCAAGATTCGTAAAGGCATAATAAATGGACAAAATAACTATAACCAATCAGAGAGAAATAGAGCCTCTTAATTTTCCTAGTAACTGGGAAGAGATTAACACTAGTAGTATTAACAAGTATGCTTCATCTGAAAAGACTTTTGAACAAAGAGTAGCAGATATGGACTTGGGTGGATTTGACATAGTAAAAGCTGTTAGCGAAAATCCAGATCATCTGTTTGTCAAAGTTTTTGCCATAAAGAAAGATGAAGTAAACGATAACGGAGACTACTTTAGTGAGCACGAGCTTAAAAAGGCAGCTAAAACCTTCATAGGTGTGCCAGTTTTCGTTAACCATCAGAATGATGATATAGAAAAAGCTAGGGGCAAAGTTGTTCATGCATGGTGGGATGATGAAAGAGGTGGAATTTATACCATAAATATGGTTGATAAGATAGCGTATCCAAGGCTTGCCAGGGGTATTGAGGCTGGGTATGTTACTGGAAGTTCTATGGGTTGCTCAGTGAAGTATTCCTGCTGCAGCATATGTCACAATAGGGCTGCAAATGCAAAGGAGTATTGTTCGCACATTAGAGAGCGAAAGAAGAAAAATTACAATGGCGAACAGGAATGCCAGTATCACAAGAGTTCTAATTCTGGAAATGAGCCATGTCCAGTTTGCGGTTGTGAAAAAGGTGAAAAGAAAATGCACAAGCACGCAGGCACTATGGTGTTTGAGCATAACTTCGGCGTTAAGTTCATAGAAGATTCTTTTGTAGTTAATCCAGCTTGTCACGACTGCTTAGTAAGTGATATAATTAATCCAACAGGTCTCTTGAAGAAAGTTGCAGACTTACGTGACACTATTAATAAGATAGGCACTTCATTGGATAATGACTCTTCATTTGGAATGGAGTGCTCTACTGGTTCTTGCAGCTTGCACAAGGCTGCTGGAAAGCAGGAGATAGGAGAGTTGAATAGTGCCATGAACCAGCTAGAGAGAGTTGCTAGGTCAATGATGGCTCAAAAGAACAAGGTAAGTTTAGAATATGTCTCAGACATAATTAAAGTTACAGCTGACATACAAAAGATATCAGATGAATTGGTTGAGATGGGTTATGCCACTCTGCCTAGTCCAACGGAAAATCAGATAGCTTTTGGAACCAACGTCGCTGCA